GCATCGAAGCGTGTAGAGGGATTAAGGCTGTAGTGCTGCACTTGAAGAAGTTGAAGATGGAGTTGCTAAATCAAACCGGATCACCGAAAGGTAGCTTCTGGGGGGATTTTCGCTCTGTTATTGACCTTTCAAGGAGAGGCCGCAGAGGGTTAAGCGCAGCGTTAAGTATACTGAACGTATATGGCCGCTGGGAGAAAGATTCTGTCACAGAAGATGACTTCCGCGATTATAAAGTTTCGGTTGAACAGCCTGCGAGCATATCGCATACTTTCATAGAGATCAGCTCATCGACTCTAGCAGAGGGTAAGCGGATATCCCGATCGGTATCATTTGATTCTAGTTTTTCTAGGTCGAGCTCCAAAATAGTGCCAAACCTTAAACAAGTTGAATCTGCAACCACGGATTCAGAGCATTATGAGCTCTTCTCGCGTGAATGTCCTTCTTTACTTATGCGCTACCAGAATTTTGTAAATCTGGCATATCCTAATCCACTCGGATACTTTGTGGGCGACCTCATGGATGTTTCGTGGGACCTATCTAGTGACCGTGTCGGACGAATCGTGGGGCTAACAAAAGATCGAGGCCTAAAGGTCAGATTTATTGCCAACCCTCACCGCATGATCCAGTTGTTGACATCACGTCTAAAGACAGCTTGTAGCACACTGTTGTTACAATGTGAAGAAAGCAGTGTCTATGACCAAAGGAAAGGTGTTGAAGTAGCTACAAGGTGGTTGAGAGAAGGACGTGAAGTCCATTCAATTGACCTGACCTCAGCTACGGATAACTTTCCGCTAAGCGTGCAAGTGGGCATCCTTAAAAGGCTGTTTCCAGCATTGCAGAGCGATATAGACTTCTGGAGAGATGTTTCTAAGTCTCCCTGGTCTATGCCTTATGGAACGGTTACGTTCGCACGTGGCCAACCAATGGGTGTGGGACCTTCTTTCTCCGCTTTCACTCTGTGCCATATACTCCTAATTAGGAGTTGTGGGGGAAACCCAGATAATTTCTGTGTCCTTGGAGATGATGTTCTTATCTCAGACGCAGGGGTTGCTGAAAAGTACCTCGCTAGGCTAAGTGATTGGTCTGTTCCGGTGTCTTGGAGCAAATCCTTGGTGTCTACAACTTTCTGCCAGTTCGCTGGTAGAGAGATTGATAGATTTGGTCCCCTTAGAGTTTTCAAAGGGAGTCCGCTGAATGTGAGGAAGGATCCTGACGGATACGTTCGTCAGTATGGCCTTCAAGCCCTAAAGCTAATCCCCCAGAAAGTTCGGAAGATTGTAGAAGACTTGCTTGATTTACCAGTCTTTGGGCATGAGCCCGGGCCTGCCTATTGGGATTTAATCTCAACGGGCAGATTGGATGTTGAGTACTTCGACTATTTAGATGTTTTGCCTAAGGCTGAAAAGCCGACCGGTGAACTCTCGGTGTTTACAAAACCCATGTCTATATTAGAAACCTGCATTTATAGCGGTCTCCCGTTGTCGCAGCATCCCGAAAGGGATGCTCTAGCAATAGATCATGTGAATGCTAACATCCAAGACGAACCAGAGTATCGGTTACAACCTTGGGTATTGGACTTATACAAGAAATTGGATAAGTGCTTCTCTCATCCGGCTGAAGAAGGGGTTCTCCCTATTTCAGTTTGGAAGAAAGTCTGGAAC